TAGACAAAATGTGCTCCTCTCAAGCAGCTGTGTATTTCTTCTCTTTACCTCCCTCTTGCTCAATTGAACTGACTGTTTATGATGACAATGGAAAAGAACTTAAAGATTATCAGATCCTCTCATTCTGTACTTCTGGAAACATTCAAGTGAATGGAAAAAAAGCTGGTCCAGCAAAAGATTTCAGTGATTCAATGTCAGTAATTAAAAGTGGTGTTTTGACTGTGATTGAGAGAGTTACAAATCAATTGTGTGAAGAAGGTAATTCAGAAGCCTTATCAAATGTTTTGAGACATATCAATGTGAATTGGCCGCCTACTCGTGAAGCAGAATTCAGACAGATTTGGAGAGACCTAACTACTCAAAACATGGGACTATTTTCAAAACTTGATGTTTTAGAAACAAAGACAGATTGGGTTGCTACAACCGTTGCTGCGACATGGAAAAGCGTTAAAATTCTTGAAAGTGCTTTGACTCAGAAAGGTATATTAGGACCTGTTGTTGATGAACATGGAACCCCGATGATTCTTGAAAGCTGTGATACTGGCCACAATTATACTGATGATGGGATGATTTCAACTTTGGCATATGGCCCGCTAGATACAAAGATTTTGCGCTACCAGAACAATAAGGTTGTTGCTTCAAAGGAGTCGAAGAGAATTCTCGGCCTCGCACATTCTCAATCCCCTGGATTTGCTCACTCTATTCCTATCGTTACCAAAGAAGGATTACTTGAAGATGTTCGTGCTCTACCTCCTCTAAATCCTTATCATCCAGATGAAGTTAGACTGACTACACAATTCATTGATTCAGGTCTGTCAAGTGGTGATGAAACAGTGACTGATTCAGAAGATATTAAATCAGTTCATGAAGAGGAAAGTGCACCTGAGAAAACAATTCAAACTGTAGTTAATGAATTTGAGAAAAATGTGAGCCAACTCCCAGTTGAAGTGAAAGAGAAGATTGTGAAAGTATGCAATGAAAACCATGTTCCTCCCCCACCTGGTCTCAGTTTTATGAGTGAGCCAATTTCTGAATTAATCGGTGATGATAAGAAATCTGAGGTACAACATCCGATTAACTTGCAACAGTCTAATCAAATGATGTCTCGTATTGACCAGGCAGTAACTTCTAAAATGCCCGAAGAACTCAAAGGAACAAAGAAAGCCATTCATGTTACTGATTCTGGATTAAAGGTCGTAACAAGGCCTAACTATAAGCAGGAAAGACAGTCAATTACTATGGAACCCTATCATTCACATGGAAATGATGCTGAAAGGGCAATGGCCCCATTTGGTTACATGAGGAATGTTCCACAAGTTCATGCACCGGATATTCATATGGGTCCACCATTAAATCAGGTTTGCAACCTATTTGAAGAAACTTCAAGCGAAGGAGAAAATCGTTTTCCCGAAAATTTATACAGATGGGGTCTTTCCGTTGATCACCTTGAGAAAAGAACATGTGCGGCTCGACACTTCCTTTCAAATGGAGATGGTTCAAGAATTGAATGTGTCTATGAATACCATATGCCCTGGTCTAGTGAGTCTTATTCTTTGATTGTTGATTCATTTAGATCTCCAAATGGTGGTTGTGCAATGTTTGGAAGAGCCTTACCAAAGTTGCAATTTGCTCTTGGATTCAAGGAACCAGTCGGAAGATTTCTAATGGCTCGAACGAAGAAATTCCTTGACAAAGATCTTCCACCAGATGTTTATTTTAATGTTCCCTGGGAAACTGTTTGTGATGCTAGAGGCCCAAGAGATCTACATTATGAGGTTGAGTCTATTCTTCTTTCTTCTTATGATCAAGTGAATAAGAAATTGAGGATGGATTTTTCAATGAGAAAATGCATCCCAGAGGAAGACCTGATCACTAGACTTGAAAGTCCTCAAGCTCAAGAGATTGCACTATCCACCGAACTAAAGCCTGGATTACAAGCTCCTACGACATTGACTCGAATGATCAGAAGGACTAATGCTGACATATGGGCAAACATGATAGATGCTCTTTGTCGTGAATCAAGTCTTGGTGTTGCGACTGAAGGTTTTGGTTTTTCTGCTGTGAAAAAGTATGTTGAAAAACTGAGTGGTGTGGATGCAAAAATAGCATATTCCTTGCTTACTTGGAAGAGACGAGCTGTCAACATTATCCCAAAGATATCAGCTCAGGCTATTGGTGTGAGAAATGGAATTTTGTTTGATCCAATTAATCCTAAGCCCTTTGGTTTGATGAAGCTTAATGCGTGTAAATATTATGATCAAGCTTTTCTTTGCCCTGAGTGTGGGTGTGCATACAAAACAATTTCTGAAAGGCGTGTGTGTGCTGTGATGGATTTTGTTTTGCATAAAGCTACTGCTCTTGAAACTGGATATGTAATTTCGACTGAGCCTAAAGTCTACTTAGGAAAGATTCCGTTTAGTGTTTTTTCGGTCACTCCACATGTTGGCGGGTGGAAGGAGGACTGGGCGTCTTATTCGTTTGTTTCAACTTGTGATGGTCTAGCTCGAATCCCGACTAGATACGGTCGTCGTCGTTAATAGTTTGTATTGTGTTTCTGGAGCCTTTTGTGTATTGTCGGTCTGTCAGTCTCGTGTCCTGGATGTTGCAT